GTTCGATTAGGAACTTCTTCCTATTAGTGTCTGTAGCTACTAAAAACTCTAAAGACTGTGCACTACTTTGATATACTATCTGGGTGAACGTTTTATGGTCCATCCCAATAACTTCTTCAATTAATTTATACGTAGCTGTAGCGGTATGGGCCGATATATCGATACCATTCTTAATTAGTTTTACAGTTTGGGTAGAGCCGCGTACTGTATTAATCTCGTACGCGTCCGCATCTTTAGTAAACTGTATATTGATATAATAAGTTTTAGCACTACTGTATCTATTAAGGACATCGGCTTTCTTAACCTTTTTGGAATTAGTATTGAAGAATACTTCTTCTAATATGAGAGCGATACTACTTTTACCGTGTCCGTTAAGGCCTATTAGCTGAGTTAATGTATTTTGTGAGAAGTCTATTTTGTTACTTGGGCCGTAAGAGAATGCGTTACCCCAAGTCATCAACCCTAACACTATCATTGTAGAGTATCCACTAGTGAGTGGTACCCACCTACGTACACATCATCAACAAAAATCTGAGGTACTGATCTAGCTGTAGGCACAGCCTTAATCAAATCTTCCTTAGTCCAGGTTCCCTCACCCAACTTACGTACTTCTACCTCCACGCCGCGTGCTTTCAGCACGGAAATAGCGGTTTCACAGTATTGGCAGTTAGCCTGGCTCCATACGATGGCTTTATTCATTAATAGTAACTCCATTTAGTTCTTCTAGTACATCCCTTACCGCATCATCGTTTAATGCTAGAATGTATCTGAGATATTCTTCTACTTCGTGATTGATTGTCATCTCGGGAGATAATATTAGAGTAGTATCGGTGTCTCTACGTACTACTTTCTTATCTAGTAACTCGGAATTCTCTAGTCCAGATAACTCCGACATATCTCCCTCGACTTCATAGATTGTGTGATGATAATCAGTTGGAGGCATCGGCTCTCCGGCCTGGATGGTCTTACGGATTAATTGAGGCAGTTCAAGCCTGACCCACTCATGTTCAAGTGTCTCGGTATCAACCAAGAGCACGCCAGTATCAACTGTACTACGATGAAAAGAGGTAGTGACCGGTGAACCAGGATATAGAATATTAAGTTGAGAATTAGAGTAGCTATGTAAGTCGCCAGCGAGTACCAACTCCCATCTATCCAATAACTCCAGATTAATTTCAGGTTTAACATGGGGTGGGATTTCTCCACGAACGTGGGTGCATAGGATTCTGGAGTGGAAATCAATATCGGCAGGATGATACTCCTTAAGCTTGTTATACGGGATAAAATCAATACCGTACATAGTCTTAAAGTCATCTATAATATGAATTCTAGACTTCTCCATAGTAGCGCACGATATCTGATACGTAATATCTTTTAAATTACTGAGAAATGTAGTATTCCTCTTATCAGCTTCATGGTTACCGCTATAGATAACTGTCTCACACCTAATTCGCATCATAAAGTCAAAGTATAACTCTAGTTCAGCCATATTAGGTAGTTTATCAAAGATATCGCCGCCTAAAATTAGTAGATCTACTTTCTCAGATGCACAGATATTACATATCTCTCTAAAGAGCATATCGTAACGATTCTTAGCCCATTCTATAGGCACGTTCTTTTGACCTAATTTTATATGTAGATCAGCTGTGAATAGTATCTTCATTTCCAGTTCCTCGGCAGTTCGCAATTAAAAGGCGCGTTAGCGAACATGGGTGATATGTCTCTATCCGTATATCCAGCCAAACCACATCCAATTCTAGTAACAAAAAATCGTTCTTGTGGATGCTCGGTAGCATACTTAATAAAATCATCTACGTAAGGCTTTATTTCGTATAACGGAAGTGTAACTAGTCTATGATCCTTAGTAGGTATTGCGTAAGCTTCTCCAGTACGTCCGACCCCTACTCCGTACTCAGCACCCCAATCTATTCTAGCGTCTAGTGCGGCCCCCTTACCGTGTCTACCTGCTAGGTTACTTCCAAATACAAATATAATACTCAATGTATTCTCCAGTTGAAAAAGCCCCCTAAGAGTTGTAAGCTTAGGGGGCTTTTTTAATTAACCTAGTTCGTTAACGGCTTCAGATTCGGCTTCGGAGGTTGCTTCTGACTCACCAGTCTGAATCTTGATACATAATGCTTCAACTTCTTCAGCAGTTGGACGCACAAATTTATCATCAATAGGTACTGCAGCAGCTACAGTAGCGCGTTCAGTCTCATTTAGAGCACGACGCTTACAGCGTAAAACAGATAGGGTGTATTCTACATTGAAGGGTAGTGGCCCAGTCTTCTGACGCTTGAATACGATATCCCAACCGGTTTCTAGATCAGTAGGATCGCCCAGGTCTTCTGCAGCGCTCATGATCTGCTCAAATAGCTTCTTCTTAAGATTTAGTACCTTAGCCTTACCGTCACTTGGATCGATACAGTTAATACTGTACGACCAGCTGCACTTCTTATCTGGAAAGAACTTCTGAACGTGATCTACTTCTAGATTATCAAACTTTTCTTTCTCGCGACTAAAAGCTAGACATTCAATAGGAATATCTTTGGCATTAGTGCCCTTTACCCAGTATACATAACGTGGAAGAATCCCGCCGAATAATCGTACAGTATTTTCACCGTCTTTGTATGTATATGCCTCGTGAGAGTTCTTAATTGCCTTACCTTTAGTATTACCAAATGCTAATGCCATTGCTTATTTCCTTTTTGTCCTCTAAGAGGAACTGTATTTCTGAATCTGTTATATTTAACAGTGGGTTGTGTTTTATTGCATCCAGATTTAAATCCGGATAGTATGATCTAGGTAATTGGTACGCTCCGTAGTACTTATATAGAGTATAATCTCGTTTAGCAGCTAAACGTACATACTGTACCTTAAAAGCGCTATCTACTTTAGACTCAAATAAAGGTACTGGGTTAACAAGAAAACTAGTTCCGTTTATTACTATAGGCTTACCAAGGCCCCGTTTAGGTAGTTTCTGTTTATAGTGATTCTCTAGGATAGAGATAAACTTTTTAGAGTCACCTTTGGAAGCCTGCTCAAGCTTTCCGATATCGAAAAACAAAGTCATTTTATCCCTTGAGAACAGATATTATATCACTTATGTTACACTAGTACAAGTATAAATTTTTATACCGTTGATACATCCCATCCCTTCTGTAAGTAGAAGCCGTATCTAAGATTATTCTGCTTTCTACTAGGCCCGTCGGAAAAGAATACATCTACTACTAAAGGTTTTCTTATTTTGTCCTTATGCATACGCATAATACGTCCTATTAACTGCTCTAAATTAGATTCATTAGCTATAGGTTCCGGTAATATAATTAAATCTAACCTATTTATTGAGATACCTTCTGTGAAGATTTGACGGGAACCAGCAATGCAGCTAATTTCACCGCTTTCGAGTTTCCTTCCGGCTTCTTCTCGCTCTTCGAGGGATGTGCTTCCAGTAACCAACATACACGAGTCATCTAAGTAATTCCTTACATTTTCTAAAAACTCTACTCTACTAGCTACAATTAAGGGCTTATAGCCCATCTTTATGTAGGTATTAGCTACGGTAGCTATGTACTCCTGATATTCCTCATCGTATAGCAATGCATTGATTTTACGTACCCATACTTCGCCGTCTTTTAGTCGTACCCCTGGCTTCAATATTTTTACCTCTGGTTGCATTGTATGCGACTGAGGTGGCTTGTATACTTTATCGCCAAAATAGTCTCTGAATAGTACGTGTTTACCGTCTTTTCTATTCATAGTACCACTAAGAGCAATACGGTATCTAGCATACATAGAATCTACCAACGATCCGAAAGTAGCTGCTGGACAGTGGTGTGCCTCATCTAGTATAAGTGTGCCGAATTCTTTAGATAGCGCTAGTGCATGTTTGGTTACCGTTTGAATATTGCCCACTACAATAGCGTGATCTATATCCATAGAATCTGATCCGATAATACCAGCTTGCATACCGAATAGACTTTCAATCTCCTTAACCCACTGATCACGTAACATGACTGTATGCGTTACAATCAGGGTTTTCTGCCCTAGTTTTCTAGCGAGATATAGTGCTGTAAAAGTCTTACCCCACCCTACTAAAGCATTTAGAAAACAAGTGTCTTCCACTTCATCGTATACTACTTGCTGCTCGGGGCGTAGCGGGTGTAGTGGTAAAGGAAAAGGCATCTCGTTATACACGCGCTTGTCAACAATCTCGTAACCTTCTGGGATTAAATCCTGCCTGCCTTGCGGTATACTGATAACATTTTT